TTTTTTTTTAAAGTACTATCTATATTTATATAGAGATGTTACAATTAATGTGTTGTTTTAGGAGTAACAATGTTAAATAGAACTGCATTTTCAAAATTACTTAAAGGAGGTAATAAAATGAAATATGGTAAATCAAAGATGGTTAAGCCAAAGGTTAAAAAACTTAAAGCAAAAAAGAAAGTGGTTAAAAGATATGGAAAATAAAGAACAAAAAGATGTAACTATTAATGTTACTGGTGTTTCTATGTCTGGGGAGGCATCAATAAATGAACACGACAGACCTATTAAAACAGATAAAGAAGAACCTACTGAAGAAGAAAGCGGAAATAGCGGAAAGTATGGTTGAAGGTCGTATTTCAGATTTTCAAGCATATCATAAGAACGTCGGTATAGCACAAGGACTAGAAGAGTCTTGCGAGATTATTGACGAAACAATAAAACAAATAAATATAGGAGATGAATAGCGTGACTCATCAACACGGAGATAAAATTTATGCTGATAGTTTGTCTAAGGCAACTATTGCATCACACCAACTTCCAAAGCCTTTAAACTGGAAAATACTAATTCAACCTGCCGATATATCAACACAAACCAAAAGTGGCATAATATTACCAGAATCTGCTAAAGATAATCAGCAAATTCTAACTGCTCATGGTTATGTCGTTGCTAGAGGCGAATTAGCTTATAGAGATAGAGACACAGGCGAAAGATGGAAGCAACAAACAACACCTCAAGTCGGCGACTTTGTTACGTATGGCAAATATGCAGGACAAAAGATTGTTGTGAACAATGTTAGGTTTATTTTACTAAATGATGACGAGATTACTTCAATCTTGCCAGATGGTGTACAAATAACCGCTTATATTTAATGCGAAACTTGGAGGTCGCAACCATGGAAGATACAATACAAGAAAGTGTTCTTAATGAAGTCAATGCTGAAATTAATGAAAGTATTGAAGAAAGTAAGAATAAATTAAAAGAACAAGAACTAGAAATAGAAGTTGTAGAAGAAGTATCTGTAAAAGAAGAAAAAAAACCTATAGAGGCAAAAACCGAGAAAAAGCCAGAAATAGGTGATGCAGATTATAGTCAAGCCGTACAAAAAAGAATAAAAAAATTAATTCAAGAGAAAAAAACTAGCGATGAAGAAAAAGAGGCATTACAAATGCAAATGTCTCAAATGGCAAAAAGACTTGAAAAAATAGAAAAGTCAAACGAAACACAAGGGCAAAATCAATTAGCTGAACATTATAATTTGGTTAAAAGAGCACTTGGAAAAGCCATTGAAGAAGGTGATACTGACCAACAAATTAGATTCAACGAAGAATTAGTTGATGTAAAAACAGCAATCGCCTTACAAAACCAAGCAAAAGCAAATAAAGTACAAACCGAAACAAATTCTCCAAATGTTGGTAGGGCACAACAACAAGCAACAAACCCTGCACCAGAAAAAGCCATGACGTGGTGGAAGGATAATAATTGGTTTAATTCTAAAGGTTTTGAAAAAGAAACTGCTATGGCAAGGGCTATAGATGTACAATTAGACATAGAAGGCTTTGATAAAAATGATGCTCAATATTATAATGAGTTAAATAATCGTTTACAAAAGAGTTTTCCCGAGCTAATATCAAATACAGAGGTTTCTGTTACAAGACCAAGACAAAGTAGACAAGCAGTTGCACCAACTACAGGTGGTCAGGTTTATCGCGGAAACAGAGTTAAAATGACTTCGGACCAATTAAGAATGGCAAGAGAATTAGGTATAACTGACCCTGAGCATATCAAAAAATATGCTAAAGAAATCAACACTTTAAGCAGGAAGGATACATAATATGTCAAACAAGAATGGAAGAGGTGATTTGCGGATTTCAATGCGAGATGAGGAAACAAGACCTCAAACAAGTTGGACTCCACCTGCATTGTTGGATGCTCCACAAGCACGACCGGGGTTTAAACAACGATGGGTTGCTACCACGATTCTGGGTAAAGAAACTCCCGATAACGTATACAAACGTATGCGAGAAGGTTGGGAACCAAGGAAATCTGATACAGTGAAAGAACAGAATTTCCCTACAATTAATCACGGACAATGGGTTGGTTGTATAGGAATTGAAGGAATGGTTCTTTGTGAAATGCCAGATGAAAAACATCAATCTATGAAGGCATATTACAGTGAAAAATCAGACCAACAAAATGATGCTCTTTCTGGTGAATTAGATTCATTAGGTCGTCGTTCTGGGCAAACTATCTATCAAGATAGAAAAAGCTCATCTAGTCGTGGCAGGGTGTCTGCCATGGAAGATTAACACTTTTAATAATGAAAAGGACTAAATAAATGGCAAATGTTAATAGCGCCTATGGTTTAATACCAATTCGTCATTCAAGTGGTAATGCACCAAGAGCAAACAAATATACAATAGCTAGTGGTTTAGCTGAAAACATTTTTACTGGGGATTTATGTATCCTTGATGCGAATGGTCAAATTACTCCACATACAGCAACCGAAGTTAATAACATCGGTGTATTTGCAGGTGTGTCATACACAGCAAGTGATGGAAGTTACGTATACTCACAATTCTGGCCTACTGGAACTGTGGCAACAGATATAATTGCATATATATATGATGACCCTTATATCGTGTATCGTATACAATCTGCAGGAACACCTGCTCAAACAAATATCGGTAATTGTGCTGATGTTGTTGCAGGTGCAGGTTCTACACAGACTGGTCAATCTGGTTTCAGTTTGAATGGTACAATGGCGAACGGAACTGCAACGTGTAAGATAATCGCATTGTGGGACGGACCTGCTAACGCAATGGGTCAGTATGCACAATTAGAAGTTCTTATTAATGAACATCTGCTTAAAGCAACAGCTGGAATATAGGAGATTTAAACAATGGCTATGAATAGAGCGCAATTTGCGAAAATGCTTGAGCCGGGTTTAAATACCCTTTTTGGCTTAGAGTACGATAGTTATCCTGCAGAATTTGCAAAAGTTTTTGATGCAAACACATCAAACAAAGCTTTTGAAGAAGATGTATTGTTAACTGGTTTTAGTAATGCACCAACAAAGAACGAAGGTGCTCCAGTTTCTTATGATACAGCTTCTCAGCAATGGACTGCAAGATATTCACACGAAACAGTCGCTTTGGCGTTTTCAATTACCGAAGAAGCAGAAGAAGATGGACTATATGGTTCAATCGCTTCAAGATATACAAAGGCATTAGCTAGAAGTATGTCTGCTACTAAGGAAATTAAAGCGGCAAATATTTTAAACAATTCGACAAATGCAGGTGTTTATGCAGGTGGAGATGGAGTAGCTTTATTATCTACTTCACACCCAACTCAAAACGGACTCCAGAGTAATACTTTGGCGACTGCGGCGGATTTAAGTGAAACATCTTTAGAATCACTTTTAATTCAAATTGCAGATATGAAAGACGATAAAGGTCTAAGAATTGCGGCACAAGGGCAAATGTTAATTATCCCTACTGCCTATACCTTTACTGCTCAAAGAATATTGAATAGTGATTTAAGAGTTGGTACTGCTGATAATGATATAAATGCTATCAAGTCTGGTTCTTATTTACCTCAAGGTTATCATATCATGAGAAGATTAACAGATAGTGATTCATTCTATATCAAGACAGATGTACCAGATGGATTAAAAATGTTCCAAAGGTCTCCTCTAAAAAGAGGTGTTGAAGGCGACTTTGAGACAGGTAATGTCCGTTATAAAGTACGTGAAAGATATTCATTCGGTTTTACCGATTGGAGAGGCTTATTTGGTACAGAAGGTGCCTAACAACTAATACTAGGGAGGGATTTATTCCCTCTCTATTCTAAACTTAACCTTGACAGTTACATTAAGTGACTGACATTTGCCAAGACAAGGAGATTGACATGGCTAATACAACTTTTTCTGGTCCAGTTCGTTCAATAAACGGTTACGAACAAATTTCAAAAAATGCTACATCTGGTAAAATAACAGTTATCAGTGGTAATAAAATGGCAACCGAAGCTTTAGCTAATGCAGGAATTGAAGGTACTGCAGAAACTTATGTTACACAGGTTGAAAGATTTAAAAGTGATACAGACACAAATGTTAACATTGTTAAAACAACCCTTATGATTGATTTAACTGGTTTGGCATCAAGTGGTGCTAATGATATTATCGGTAAAGCAGGTACTGGTGTTGCTTATATAGGTAGAGTTACCACAGAAGATACTGGAGCAGTTTTTGGTGTAACAATGGAATGTTATGAAACACCTGCAGGTGGCGACCCAGACATTGATTTGTATTCTGCTACAGAAGCAACTGGTGTTGAAGATAGTGCCATTGGTGATTTAACAGAAACCATAATAATTAATAGTGGCGACCTTTCAGCAGGTTCAAGGGTTGCAGGTGGTGGAATTGTTGCAGACCAATATTTATATTTAGTAGCTGGTTCAGCGACTAATGCAAATTATACTGCAGGTAGAATTATCATTACAATTCATGGTATTGATACAGCATCATAATAGGAGTTATAAATGGCAGATATAGTTTCAGTTAAGAAACAGTCAGATAACGTAAGAGAAGCTGTTTTTCAATTTAATTATCAATATGTAGATACTGGCAATGAGTCTGCGGTAGGGAAAATTGATGTCTCTACACTTGATAAAAATTCTAATGGCGATGATTGTACTGGTCTTAGAATACTAGATTGTAATTTTAATGTTGCTGGTATGACCGTTCAAGTTTTAAAAGATGGCGATGGTCAAGACCCAATAATGTTAAATCTTACAGAAGACCAAAGTGGTAATTTTGATTTTACAGATACTGGTGGATTACCTTCAACTACAGAATTGACAGAAGCAACTCGCACATATGCAGTTACAGTTGTTAATGATGGTGGTAATAAATTTGCACTTGGTGGAGTGACTGCTCCTCCAATAAATTTGTTAAAAAATCACACTTACATTTTTGACCAATCAAATGGTTCAAATGCAGGACACCCAATTGCTTTTAAACTAGGTGCTGGTGGAGCTTCTTATACGACTGGGATTACATCTACTGGAACACCGGGACAAGCAGGTGCTAAGACAACTATTGTAACAACTGCAGATACACCATTCTTGTATTATTATTGCACTGTTCATGGCGATGCTATGGGTAATGGTGCAACATTAGTTAATCCAACTGGTGATGTATTATTTACTACAACTGGAGCGGCGGCAAATGATAGTTACCAAATAGTTATGAGAGTGAAGAAAAACTATAAGGTGCAGTAAATGGCTACTTCTGGAACAGTTGCATTTAGACCAAATATAGAAGAAATAATAACTGAATCTTACGAAAGATGTGGTCTTGATATTCAGACAAGAACTGGAGACCAAGCCATATCTGCTCGTAGAAGTCTAAATTTATTATTTTCTGAATGGGCTAATCGTGGCATAAATTATTGGACTGTAACACAAAATACCTTAAATCTGGCACAAGGTACAAGTGCTTATGATTTACCTGCTGGTGTATTAGATTTTTTAGATGTAGTTATATTTAATTCTGCTGATGCAACAAGAACAGATACTATAATTAACAGAGTTACAATAGGTGAATATAACCAAATACCTAATAAAACAGCTACTGGCAGACCGAATCAATATATGATTGATAGAGGTAGACAAACAGGTTCAAATAATATTTATAAAGTTTATGTATGGCAAACACCAGATATTGGTACATATGTATTAAATTATTGGGCTATGACACAATTAGATGATGTTACCTTATCTAACCAAGATTCAGATATTCCTTATACATGGTCTGATTGTATATGTGCAGGATTAGCTAGTAAATTATCTGTAAAATATGCTCCAGATAAATACCCACTTTTAAAATCTTTATATGATGAAGCATTTAGTTTGGCATCTCAAAATGATAACGACGGTGTTTCTTTAAAATTACAACCCACAGGGCTTAATTTAAGATAATGGCAAAATTTGCATCTGGTATAAAATCAAAAGCAATAAGTGATATAAGTGGTTTTGAGGTAAGATATACTCAATTAAGAACCACTTGGGATAATCTTAGAGTTGAACCAGAAGAATATGACCCAAAACAACCACAACTTACACCTGCGAAAAATGTCACAGATGCAACTGCATTATTTAATCCACGACCAAATAATGACCCAGAAAATGTAACAATAAACATAGGTTTTACTCAAGATATATTTGCATCAAGAATAGCCAGAGCGCAAACTGGTTCTGGTGTTTCTTCACGAGGAAATGTTGGTACAGTTCAAATAGAACATGAAGCTATTGTAACAGGTTTACAATCAACTGGTGGTGTTGGAACAGTAGGTGCAGGTTTTGTAGTAACTGGAAATGCAGGAACATTTGATATTGGTACATATACACCACAAGACCAAACAGATGTTAATCCAAGTAAAGTAACTGGAACTACTGCTATTGGTGATTATCAAACTGGTGCAGTTGTAAGTGGAAATGCAGGAACTGGAGCAATAGGAAGTTCAACATTTAACTTTGATAGAATTTTTGAATTACCAAATGGTGGTGCAATAGCAACTGGTGGAACTGGAGCAGAACAAGGTCAAGGTGATGCAGTTGTAACTGGTGTTGCAGGTACTGGTGGTATTAATAATGCTACAGTAGGTAATGAACCAGTAGTAACTGGTGTTCAAGCAACTGGAGACATTGGTACATTTGGAGAAGAAGGTGATGGACAACTTAATCTAACTGTAAATGGTATTGGTGCTCAAGGTACTGCAAATGCAGGTAATGAAGTTGCTGAAAATAATGTAATAGAAAGTAACGAAACTGGTTTTGGTGAAAACTATTTTGGTTATGCAACTTGGGGTGGAGATAACGAAGTAAGAGGAGTAGGTGGAGTTGGCTCATCTTCTATAGATATTTTTATCGGCCCAACTCCAGTAGATGCAGTACAAGGGACATTAGATATTGGAGATTATCTAGTTCTAGGAGATTTAACAGCAACTGGTGTTGCAGGAACTGGTGGAGTTGGTACAGTAAGTCTAGATACTGATGTTGAGGCAACTGGTGTTGCAGGAACTTTTGCAATAGGAACAGAATCGGTAATTATAGATGGTGGATTTGGAGAAGGAACTTATGGCTATGGTTTATGGGGTATTTAAATGAATTTCACACAATTAGAAACAAATATTAAAAATTTTTTAGAAGATGATGGTTCAGAATTTGATGCATCAATACCAGAAATTATAGCACAAGCAGAGAATATGATTTTTGCTAGATTACCAAATTTACCATGTTATAGAAAAGAATTAACTGGTAATTTTGTTATAGGTACAAATCAATATGATGTAGCAACTGCTAGAATGATACGACAGGTCGCTGTTACAAAGGCAGACAGTGATGTTATTTATCTTAAACATAGAATTGATAGCTATTTACGAGATTATGTACCTAGAGCGTCTACATCAGGCGAACCATTTATGTATGCAACTAAAAAAGCTACAACATCTGGAATAAAAATATTAATTGGACCTGTTCCGTCTGCTACTTTAGCATATGAAATTGATTTTATAGGTCTTGAAACTGGATTATCTTCTACTAATGCTAATAATTGGGTTGGAGATAATGCCGAACAAGTTTTACTATCAGCTTGTCTATATGAAAGTTCTGCTTTTCTAAAGGCTCCAGATAGTGTAAACTTGTATAAGGCACAATTTGATGAAGCAGTAGCTTTGTTTCAACAAGAAATGCAACGTAATTATCAAGCAGAATACGAAGGAGGTATTTAACAAATGGCAATATCACAAGCAAT